CCCTCAGGCATCATAAAAAGACCGGGCGTAGTGGCTTCCATGATCCCGCCTTCTTCCCGGATACGATCAAGAACCTCTCCAGTGCAAACTGCAGTTCCTACACTCAGCGCTCGGTCTTCCACAGGCTTCTCGGTAAATGTCGCATTCGGATCGATGATGGTCGTGGGAGCATCAACTGCAGCCATTTATCTTTATCCTATGGACCCACTTTAAGCGATATAACCGCATTAATAATACAAAAATGGAGGTCATTCAAAATCGTGACCACTGGGTTCTTCATCGCCTTCAGACATTCTATTCCAACGCAGAAAACTTGAATCGCGTAAAGGCTATCCTCTCTGGGGAATCACGTATTAGTCTTCGCCTTTTGGACTGGCTTGTTACCAATTATGCAAAGAAACACAATGTTTCGTATCTGACGAGTGAGAACAGACATGTGATTGTCTACTTGGCATATAAGTCTCACCTCAAGGCCTACAGCAAGAAGATGTTTGACCCGTTCTGTCGGTGGAAGCGTATTCAGTTTATGGAGATGGATACGACAGTTGGACAGTTGAACTTCTTCGAGTGGGCAATTCAGGATGAGGTTCTCAAGTACCTTGAAGACAATTATGATGACGTTCATGCAGATATGGAGGCATCTTCAACAATGATTCAAGCAAAGACAGATGAGGGTGGACGTCGTAAACGCCACGAGCTTTCTAGGTCTGCTACGAAGGGAGTGCGTCACCACGATGTCAAAGTTGTTGTTACCTTTGAGTAAGATGCTTTCAGTCTTTACTACAAAAATCCTCTATCCAACCTCGCGTGATATTAGCGAACATGATGTAGATGTTGTGTCTGACCTTTGGAGTATGGACGGGCGCGATGTGTACCGAGGTTCTCGGGATCCAACCTATACCCATGCAAATGTCTATTGGTTGTATGACGAAGAGTTAACGCGCGTTGGATGCGTTGAACACAATACAAAAAACCATGCAGAGTTCAACTTGTTGTGGTTTCACGACAGTCCATTTGGAACCCTTTTGCAAGAAGAATGGGAGGTTGGAGATAGTTTATGGGTTGATCTTCCTGTTCCAACAGTTGACCGATTCATGTCAGAAGGATGGACATCGCCTGGACTTTTCCTCGAACATTGTCTACATGGACCTGTTCGGATTGTGACTCCAGGAATGGTACTTCAGCTTCCAACAGTATACGAATGTAAAAAGTGCAAACAGCGTTCGCTGCGTCCACTTCATACAGATTCAGTTGGTTCTCCACTTGACTTTCCCGATAAGTCAAAAATTTTGTTTATTGATTCGGACATGATTGTCCATCGCCCACCTCCTACTTCACGTGTTTTTGAGTTACTTGGTTTTACAGCGCAGCCGCCACACGACGCCGGTTCGCCGTCTTCGGGGGCTGAGACGCAGGAGCAGGAGGAGCCGCTACCTGCTCAGGTGGAGTCACAGGACGACCAGCATCCGTCGGAACCTCCGCAGTCTGAGTCTCCTGATCATAATCCTCCTGAGGCTCATCCTGAACATCTGCAAACGCCGCCGCAGCCGACAGCCGCTGAGACGGCATCACCTGTGCAAACGAGATTCGCCACGTCACACCAAATCCCTGTCCGGAAACGTAGACACTCGGGCTGACCACGAAGCGAGCCTCCATGCGCTTCGGGAAGATCTGCTCAAGATTATCGGTCGTCAGTGCGATCGTGCGACCCGTAGAATCAACCGCCTCCATGCTGACCTTGCCATCCCAAACCGGAACCTTCATCCTGAAACTAGGCGGCCACTTGCCATTCGGCACCCATGCACCGTCCACCTTATCAACCGACGGGCTGATGAACTGCTTCATGCTGTCGCGGAGGACATCCTCCTTGCGAGCACGACCAAACCACTGTGTTGACTTCTCAACCGAAGTCTGCAGGAGCTTGTCCTCAAGATCCTTGAGGAAGTTGTAGAGCTGGCCAACCTCGCCAGCCTCAGGAGGAGCACGCTCCTTTGCGAACTTGTCGCAACCATCCAGGCTGGCCATCATTGAGTAGTTGGTGCCATTCTCGGTCTCCTTGATGTTGACTCCCATTGCATATCGCATCTTAGGGATTCGGAGCTGGAGATTCTGACCATTGTAGCGAATAGGAACGCTCTTGCTGCCATTGTTCTTGTTCACACGGAGATCGCCAAACGAGATCTGCTTGAAGTCGATGTTGCTAACGTTGATGATTGCATTGACGGACATTTTAGAGTATGCTATCTATAGCATTGTTACCTTTAAGTTCCATTTTTTTATCTAACGTTTCCTGACTCTGTGACCTAAAGATATTACGAGTAAGAAATTAATGCCAAGGTGTACAGCCTTTAAAAATAAGACAAGTGAACTTCAATGTACAGCTAATTCATTATTCGGTCATTCGTTCTGTGGCCGTCATTCAAAAGCAACATCTCCTCGAGTGTGGAAGCAGTCAGAATCGCCGAATACACGATGTGCAGTACGGATCCAATCGTTTGTGCGCGGATGGTTTCTTAGAAAATATCTGAAAGTAGCGGGTCCAGGTGTATTGAAACGTAAGGATCTAGCAAATGATGAAGAGCTTGTGTCATGCGAATCTCACGATAGGCAATATCCACTAGATTATTTTTCCTTTACAGAAAATGGTAAGACTTGGTGGTTTAATTTTGCAACATTGTGGGTATGGTCATCAAAGTCTCTTGTACCTACAAATCCATATACAAAGGTACCGCTAGTGTCTGATACTCGCAAAAGGCTTCGTGAGATGTGGTATCTGAGACGAAAGCGTGGTCTTCCGATTCCCGATGAACCTGAGCCATTTGAAGAACGCGTCAATACTAGGTGGAATATACTTTGTCAAGCCTTTGCAGATAACGGATTTGTGGAAGTTACTCCTGCACACTTCAGCAGGCTCAGCAAGAATCAGTATGTTGCTGTTTTTAATATGATCCGGTTTGACATTCCTATTTCATTCAGAAGTCATGATCGTGGTGCATCGTTGGCCTGCTCGATGTGTAACTATATGCTTCATAAAACTGCACTTGAAACCAATCAAGCTGTATACACTGTAAACTCACTTCGCATTATCATGCGATTGATTACACTTCATAAGGATCCATATATTATGATTTTCACAATTATGTCTGCATTGTTCAGGTGTTAAAACGAATCCATTTTAGGTAAGGATTATGATCATCACCATGAATATCTTTATCCTTTCTACAATTCCCCGCGATGCCGCCGAGGCTCATTGCGACAAACATGTCGTCAAAATGATCCTTGAAACAGCCCAACTTCTCTACTGTGTTCACTGGATGACGAATCCTGATGGACTTCCCGACACTGCCTACCGAAAGACCCATCCTAATCACCCATGTGCAATTTGGGCTCGCGAGTCAGTTGACAACTACCGATGGCTCTGTGATCTAGGCTTTTGGCTCTGCAAAGAGTATACCTTCAGATATGACAAGGTTCATAAGACGTCTGCACATCTAGAATGGCTTTCTGATAACTTTCCACCATTGCCCGAGATCGGACTCACTCCATTTAGAATGGCTATGCCCGACGAATTTAAGAGTCCAAACCCAGTCGAAGCCTACGAGGCATACTACCTCGGTGCCAAGCAACGAATGTTGAAGTACACCAGGCGCCCCCCTCCTCCGTTTATAGAAAAGAAAAGGGCTTACATGACCGCCGATGGTAAGAGTATACCAGTGCGTTAAAGATGTCGTCCTCTTCTTCTGTTTCTAAGTCAAACAACAAGATGCCCGCCAAGAAGTCCGATGCCCCGAAGGTCACGAAGGCCGCCGAGCCCGCCCCCACCCCCGTCGTCGCCGCGACGCCCGCTCCTAAGGCCGCGAAGGCCCCCAAGGCCCCGAAGGAGACCAAGGCCGCTCTCCCCGCGAAGGCGGCGGTGACGGTCCCGACCGTGTCCAGCCCGGCTGTTGAGCCGGTGGCTGCCTCGTCGGAGTCTCAGCTGGCGGCGCTCGCCGAGCAGCTCAAGACGCTCAGCACGGAGCTCTCCACCCGCGTGCGCGATGCCGTGCGCGCCGTCCAGGAGGCCGCGAAGTCGGCGAAGCGCGAGGCCCGCGATTCCAAGAAGAAGAAGCGCCGTGATCCGGCGACGATGACCCCGGAGGAGCGCAAGGCTTGGGAGGCTCGCCGCGCGAACAACGCCTTCCTCGTCCAGCGTCCGCTGACGGACGAGCTCTGCCACTTCATGGGCCTGAAGTCGGGCGAGAAGCGCTCGCAGACGGAGGTGACGAAGTTCATCAGCGAGTACGTGAAGACGCACTCGTGCTTTGACCCGACGTTCAAGCGCCGCATCCTGCCGAACGCCGCGCTCGCGAAGCTGCTCCGCGTGTCGGACAAGGAGGAGGTGACCTACCTGAACCTGCAGTCGTTCCTGAAGGTTCACTTCATCAAGCCGGTCGTGAAGGCGTAAAAACGGAACCAGTTTTTTCAAATGAATCAGGACATCACCAAGAATGTCCCGATTTCATAAAGCCGTAACGAAGGTTGAGAACCAGATTGAGGATCTGGAGGTGGAGTTGAAGAAGATGGAGGTTGAGTTGGATGAGATCGTAAAGCCAGCAAGCTTTGCACATAAGGCATACATGGAGTGTAGCCCAGATGATCGCGTCATGGCTTACAAGGTTTATAAAAGGTTGTTGAACCCGGTTTGCGAGTTTCATAACAAAATGGCCGGAGTACAGAGAAAGATAAGCGAACAAAAAAGGCTGCTCGCTCTGAAGCGTAGGCAGTTGGAGGATTTCCTAGAACGAAAGAAAGACTACGATGCTATTGCAGAAAAGAAGGCAGCTCGTGAAGCTGAAAAAAAGACGGTATGCCTTGAGATTGGTATTATGAAAATATTCGCACCTTTGGCAACATTGAGTGCAACGTTGCACGAGCCTGTTTAGCTCAGTGGTAGAGCACCCGCTTTGTAAAGAACTGATGGTTGAGGACCAAAATGATGTTTTTATTATTAATCCCGAGCAAGTGTATATTGCTCGGGGACAGGGACGCCTGTTTAGTTAAATTTATACACAATTAGCGGTAGGTCGGCGGTTCAATCCCGCCAAGAGGCACGCGTTTATTGTCTAGTGGTAGGATCAGAGATTTCCATTCTCTTAGCCCGGGTTCGATTCCCGGTGGACGCAAATGAAAACGGGGAAACCCTCTTTTTCATTTTAATGTCGTTTGCAGTAAGAATCCAATGCATTCATGGAACGAGATCTTTGATGGTGTCTACTGTCTGAATCTTGCTTCACGTCCGGATCGATATGAAGTGATGGAACAGAGATTTGCATATTTTGGGTTGAAGATTGATCGTTTCAATGCAATTCCCGGTGACTTGACTAAGCACTTTTGGGCTTCAACATTTCCGAACAATCCGTTCTTCAAAAATTCAAATTATATTGCTTGTGCGATGAGCCATATGAACATCTATACTACAGCTCTTGCAAGAGGTCAGAAGAAGATTCTGATTATTGAGGATGACGTTCGTATTCATCGTGACTCATCTGAGATTACACGTGAATTTATGAAGAATATCCCCGACTGGGATTTAGTCCATCTTGCATACATTCCACTAACAGATGATCTAGCTAAGTGGAACTATACTCTTCTTGATGACCGGGCTATTGGAAACCGTGTTGTGAAGTCCAAAAATCTTTGGAGCCTGATGGGTTATGCTGTCAATGAAAAGATGATGCGACATTTGCTTGATGTATATGCGTGCTATCCAATGGAGCTTGACCGTTATTTGGTAAATCATGTTCAGAATGATCCCGAGTTTAACTGTTTTGCATGCCGACCTCAGCCAATTTCAGGAGAAGATGGATATTCAGACAATGCAGAACGCTATGAAGATGGACTGTACCTCAAGACATTTGATTCGCGCTTCTCACAATTTCACGACTATGTGTAATGGAGGCTTGTGCGGCAACCTATGACAATGGAATTGTCTATCAGCCAAACCCTGACTGGATTCCAGTTATTGTAAAAGCAAATACAAACTGTGTTGTGAAAACAACAGAGGGACAGTATGTATTTGTAGGTCTTCCTCTAGACGACGAAGCTCTGAAAAATTATTTGGGGGCTGTTCCTATTTATGATGCAGCATCATTGCCAGATGGAATGGCTACTTGGGTCTTGTATCGCACAGAAGGTGATCCGACTATAAAGTTTGCGGCTACCAAAGTTTGGTCTGCGCTTGAAATTGGATCACTTCACCTTTCGATCACAAGTAAAGTGAAACCTGTTACTATCCATGGAGCTGGCGAGCTTGTAAAACAGGGCGATACAATCAGATTCAACACCCTGTCTGGAAGTTATACGCTGTATTGGGTCAAGTCACGAAACAAGAAACGCAGTTGTACTGGAGATGAACTAGAAGACTTCATAAGTGAACGGTTCAAGTCATTTTTCCCAGGCAAGTCTCTTCCAAAGGTAGATGCGACATTCATAAGGACAGAGAATCCTGTTACTCAATCTGAGCTTGACATGTACAGGGCTGCTGGATTTACAGTTGAACTGTTTGCAGATGCCGAAGCTTGTATGGTTAAATTACGAGGACAAGTAAAACGCCCGCGAGTTTAGAATCTCAACTAGTTAGTAAATGGATAAAACCCAGCGTAACAAGAAGAAGTATAAGGATGATAGACAGGCACTGAGTGACCCTCAGAAGGTCATTCGTATGAAACAAATTTACGGCGTTCAGAAGGCTCGTTATGAAGATATCAAAAATGCAAGGCGCGCTTTATATGGCATCCATGCGTTCTCCCAAGCTAAAGCACATCGTGAAGCCAGGGAGAAGTTGATGCAAATGGAACATCGCGATAGGACACACCGTCGCCTTGGAAAGGGGCGTAAGACTAAACGGCGGAAGTTATAAGTTCATGGGGCATTTCCAGGTATAAGATTGTGCTGAAGAACGGTGACAATCTTCCGTCCAAAACTAATGCACGTTGTTTCATGTTGTCTCGTAATGTCCGTGTTAAACGGGTAAGAACTTGACGGCGATCAACAACAGGATTGACCTTGATGCGGCATGAGTTCGCATGCCATCCGCATAGTGTTGACTTTTTGCATGAATCTTGACTCATCTGACCACACGGGGCACGAACCTTGTTTACAAACTGAACAGGTTCTTGAGCTGTAGTCCAATACGATTCCTTATCTAACCAATCTGACAGACCCTTGTACAGTGTCTCCGATCGGCTCGATATACTCTCCCTCAGATCATCATAGTCTCCACTATTCAGGTCCTTTGACAGGGAGTACAGTAGGAACTCAAAGACCTCAGATGTGTACGAGATCTCCCTTGCAAGTTTCAGATCTGCCTGATTTGGTTTTCCTTCTACAAGAACGCTTTCATCATTCTCGCGGATTGTTTTCATAACTTCCTTCGGAACGTGAACTCCCTTGGATTCTTCAGGTTTGAACGGAGCGCGGAATCCCGAAGCCAAAACAAATTCAACAAAGCGGCCATCTGTATCGTAGACATCCTGTTCCCATTTGAATCCCTTATGACGTGTGTCCTTCAGGAACGCCCCAAGTACTTCACTATTAGGAAGCTCTTCCTCTGGAATATCAGCATATCCATTTCGCGTTGCAACGCCAAGTGGTATCTCTAGCTTGACTGGTTGAACTGGGAGTATGATTTCCCCTGGAACAAAGACTGCCTGGATTCGTCCAAACGGGTCAAGGATGACCTGATATTGTCCCTTGTTCTTCGCAAGAAGCTCGTTAACTGCGTCCTCAAATGTAGGAGACTCAGATGTACACGCCCGAGTATGTAGTTCATGGAGAGTTTTGCGTAGAGGTGCTGAGAATTTATTGACGTCAACAACGTACACTAACTCTGTTTTGCGATTAACAGGCTTTCGGGTTACATGGCATAGAATGTCTGTGTCAATGAGCGCAATGGTTCGGTTTGTATCACGAGTGCGGTCCCCCCAAAATCCACACGACATCGTCATTCCTTCAGAGTTAATCTGCATTACACGGCAATCAAGAAGAGCGGTTGTGTACTCAATTTCATCCAATATTCCAAGAGTTTTATCCACAAATGCCTTTGAGATTCCTGCAATCATTCGGTCAATCACTGTATCACCCTCTCCAAGTTTGGACCATGATCGGAAAAAGGAACATCGCATCACAACATCTCTCTGTTCTACAGGCGGTGGTATCTTGCGGTCTTTCAGACCAAGCAGTTCAGGGAGTGACTCTGAAGGACGACCAAGACTGACTCGGAACATATCTCCTGATTTTTCCTTTAACCGACCAAGTGCTACATTCTTTGCGTAGTCTGTTTTGATCTGAAGGCTCACTGCAATAGGTTCGTTAATATACGCAAGACGTTTTGAATCATCTGTAGGTTTGATTGTATTCATGATGTAGAATTCATCCTTCTTATCTTCAACCTCTTCCTTCTCTCGCTTGAACTTTTTGTAACAGCAAGGGACCTTTTTTCCATTAGGTCCATCTTTCATACGTGGAAAGGGTGTCTTTGAATCACGCTCGAACACGGTGTAATCTACAGTATCTTCCTTATTCGTCTTGCGAATCATTCCCCAACAGACCGGACAGTGAAGTCCGTCTGCATCAGACTCTAGCTGATCCTTGCGAAGTGGAATCTCATCTTTAATACACCAATATTCGGGGCAGATTGCATCGCCTTTTGGAAGAGACAAGATCTTTCCATCATCCTCTTCATCATTTTGGCGATAATCATACTCTCCAGTTGGGCGGTTCTTTGGAATCACAACAACTTGTAACTTTTGTTCACACAATTTAGGATATCCTTGATCAAACATAACAGGATCAAATTTATTGAGGCGCTTTGCAAAGTAGCTGTATACCTTCGTAGTATCTGTCACCTTCTTCTTTTCTTCCACTGGAGCTGGTGCTTCAACCGGTACAACAGCAGTTTGTTCGGGTTCATCATCTTCAAGATCAGCTAATGCATCTAGCAATGACTTCTTGAGCGTGATTGTTGAGACAGGTGCTTGCGGAATAACACTTGCAACGGCTTCAACCCGTTCAATACGACGAGGACAGACTTTATCGATAGATGAGCTATCTGAGGTCAACACAAAACGCAGAATATTTGCATAGTTCATCACCCGATCAATATTTGTTACGCCGCTAATCAGAACCTCGCTAGATGAAAACTTAACAACTGGGCCTGTCAGTTCAAGTGTCTCTTGTGCCTCTTGTGCTTGGGAAAATAGAGCATCGGCTTCTTCGCGTGTGATGTTAAGTTCATTCTGGATCTCTTGTGATGTTAGTGTATCTCGTTCGGACATGAGCTGTGATACTTGCAGGAGTTGGCTATCAATGTTGGCTTCGTGGTCTGTACGAAGAAGTCTGAACGATTCATTTCCCTGCTCACGAAACACATTGCGAAGGCAGTCAAACCTGCGCATATCAAGTTCGGTGATGTCTTTTGAGTAACTTCCAAACAGGGTTACATCTGAGAGCTTCCAACGATCAATCCCATAATCAGATGCAACTAAGAAAGGGATAAGAGCATCAAGTGACAGAAGCCATTTCAGAGAAGTCTCTTGCAGGTGCTCAATCGTTTCTGTAGAGTTCTTTCCGCGGAATGTTGAGATTGTGATATCCTTTGGTGTAATTGCAATTCTTGTAAAGTTAGTTCGGGCCTTTCCACGATAGAGCAGGAGTGTCGGAAGCCTGCGCTGGGGCTGAGTATTTGATGTCCAAGATTTCCAAATAGGCAACTCAATAAATGGTTTCTTGACTTTCGGATCTTCAACATAAAACTTGTGACGAGTGACTTCCTGTTTTGATGTAAAATAGCCAATGTACGGTGTTTCTTCAGATACAGACATTCCATAGAAGATCTGTTCGAACCGAACTCGGGGCATAGAGAACTTTGATGACACTAACGGAATGAACCACTTTGCACGAAGAATAGAGGTCTTCGGTTTAGGAGCCTTCAACTCAAGCAGTTGTTCAATCTGATCATAGTTCGCTTTTATAGAGCTACGGAGGGTCTCAATGTTATTCGGCGTGGTTGCTTGGAAATAAGGAAAGTAGTTCAGAAGAACATTCTCCGATGAATCTGGGTCTACCTCTGTAGCCTTGATTTCACGAGTCTTGAATGGATGAATTGTTGAAAAAAGACTTTGACGATTCGGCCTTGGACGACTGGCTTCCTTTAGCGGTATTTCACGGGGAGGAAGAGGAAGAACGAATGACTTGTTTTCGTTTACACCAAGAATGCGCCATTCGCGAAAAGATTCCTTAGGGTCAAAAATCTTGGACAGATCACCTGTTACCGCCTCCCAATCTTCACGTGTTACATCCTGTGCATACATTCCAGACCCAACACGGACCTGAGTCAGATATACGTTCAAAGATTCCTTCGTAACACGGTTTCCATCATAGGATAAACGGAAAAAGAGGTCCATCCATCTTTTTGGGTTTGAGGAATAATAATCTTCTGGTAGTTCTGTTTCTATTTGTATGAAGAGTCGGTCGGGATGAGAATTCATTCCCAGTGCCACATGTTGTCTTACAGTATCAATCGTGTCATCCTCAAAGAATGACAGGATTGTGCTTGTTCCTGACAGACGCAGGTCCATTACTTCTTATAGAGTAAATGCTTTCAGTGCGTTTTCCATTTCAATCTCGTTCTTGCGGTCGGCTAGGTGCTTAACATACATCTGTGACCACTGCCAGTGGTGAGACGGAAGTGTTCCGCTGTTCATCAATTTGATATTTGCAGCAGCTTCCTCCTCGATCTCTGCGATTGTCATTGCATAGACCTGCTGCTTTAGGACAAGAAGTTTTGCCGTCATTTCATTTGGCATCATGTCTTCCTCCCATTCCAGTTTCATGTAATCCCAGAGTTCTGTGGATCGCCAGATACGGAGTCTGTATGTGATGTCGTCTTCGTTCGGTAGGGGAAAGATTGGTTCACTCATTTTTCAGAGATGACTTCCAGTTTACCTAACAAAACCAGTTCCATTTTATATGGGTGAATTGGTAATCGTCATACCGCAGTATGGTGTATGCTTATGGGCATAGTTTACCGAAGTATAGATACCAACCTTGACACTATCGTGAAGAATGCGCTTAAAATTATTCCAGAACTCGGGTGTATGTCCAATGGTTTCAGTCATCAAATGAGCCATCTCATGAAGCATGACAAACATTACCGTGTTCTTATCGATCAATGGATATTCAGGTGGCTTGGTCTTATCACGTAAACACACAACGATCTTCTGGCCCTTGTTCTCAGAATATGACGTATCTGATGAAGACATATCATTCTCTACAAAGCAGTCAGGTTTGTACCGAGCTAAAAAGCGAGCCACTGGTGGATCATTAGCCAATGCATGATGACTCATATAGTGCTCATAAAGTTTATGTATACCCGATTTGATTTCAACCATCAATTCTAATGCATTTTCCTTATTGGGGAGTTCTTGCATGTCGTATTGCTGACCATCAGAACCCGTCATTTTTGTTGTGTTTCTCGGTCCAGCAAACACTGTAAAAGCAGCCAGTCCGACAAGACCAAGTGCGGCGGCTTGTAACATTACTCATTGTGGAGATTTAAGCCGTCAGTCCCTCCAGCGGCCGGTTCGCCTTGAAAGGGTCCGGGTCAATGGTCGTCTGCAGGAACGGGCCAACCTTGCTCTGCGGGTTAGGCTGCTCCGAGCGGATGTCATAGCTCGGGTTGCGGTTCGACTGCGAGATACCGATGATGTTCACGTTGGAGTGGTAGCCGGCCTGGAGGAAGTTCTGTCCCTTGAGGTCCTCAGAGCTAACCGGGTTGACAGCCGCCCACGAGGCACCGATCTCACCCTTCGGCAGAAGCTCAGCCGAGTTCAGGGTGGTCTCAGAGTACGTCTGCTGCGACGCCGGCGTGCGTCCCTGCATTCCCTCAACCGAAGCCTCATTACCACCAACAGCGTGGGGCAGCCCCAATGTCGGGCCAAAGTTGGAGAGGGGCGCAGTCGAGCCGCTTCCACCCAGCTCCTCGGCGCGATCAAAGACGGCGCCCTTACCCCCAGCATACGAGGTAAAAAGTGTGTACAGGACGACAACTCCCGCGAGCATGAGTCCGAGACGAATCATCTTAGGTTGCGATAGCTTCATCGTATGTTTATACTGACAGAAAGACAATTTCATATGGGCAATTTTTTGGACCCCCTGTTTCACGACATTCTGGAGAGGATGAAGTCACCGGATGTTCAGTCGTCGCTGGAGGTTAATATTCTTAGACCGGTGATGATGCGCATTCTAAACATGCTTTACCCCTACATCTTCGGTGTCATGCTTCTCTGGATCATGATGTTCATCTGTTTGGCTCTTATTCTCATTATCCTCATTCGTGGTAGCATTGTTGATCTCTTCCCCAAATAACACTTCCACTAGTTGCCCCCGTGACATATTCCAGAGGCCCTTGATTTGTTGCTTCTTAGCTTCCTCGCGAAGCTGGTGTATTGTCATCTTCTCAACCCTCAGGTTGATTGGTAGTTCGTCCATGGAAAGGAGTTCAATTAGTTGGGCTCGCTTCATCACATAATATTGCTTGATGCGAGCCTGCTTCGCGTGCTTCTTCAGTTCAACAAGGGAAAGGGTAGAGTAATCCATGGTAGTGATGTCGTCTTAACCTACTGAATCCAGTTCCATTTTTTCCTTGTGTCAAACAATAATGAAGAAGACTATTGCCGTGGTTGCGTTTTTTGTCGCAGCTGTCCTTGCCGGATTGTTTATGAATTTTGCTGTTGACTCTGTTGATCCTGCTGTCAAGGAGACATTCATGCAGCGCGATAGGGCGATGCCGATGAACATGGAGTCTGTTCAGGGATATGAGGGCGATTCTCCTATCCTCGGAAGCGAGCCTCGCCCGATCTCAACAAAGCCGTATGATATGACGGACGATGACCACATCGCGACGATCGCAGAGAACGAGCAGTCTGCTGCATGCGGACCCAGCCCTTTCAGCGGTGATCTTGGATATGTCTGCCTGACTAAGGAGCAGAAAAGTATGTTCGGATCTCGTGGAGGAAATCGTGCCGCTTAAATAGTGCGAGCAATAAACTACAATGATTTTGGATATTGATACCGACGATGGTGTTGACCTTCAGCCTTGTATAATGACTTTGTTGATTATTGGACTCATGTCTGCTTTCTATACAATTGGAATGAATGAACTAAGTCCGGAACTTTAAGCCATTTACAATTCTATACTACTAAGAAAGCATGGAGCACCTTCGCGCACTTGTGCAGTATTTTAAAGACAAGGACCCCAGCGGAACGTACCCGCGTGCCTCTGAGGAACTTTTTGAACACATCGAGGAAACCCTTTTACCCCACCTTCTCCGAATTATGCGGAAGGACAACACTCTGTTTGCAGACCCCGAAGTTGTTATTGAGCTGTTTCCGGGAATACAGGTCAAGTGGGATGGAACTGATGAGGCCTGGAAGCGCCTTCACATGGCGCTGTTGTACTCAGTTCTGCATGGAGACCCCAAGGAGAAATTTGGAAAGATTATTGAGACCGTGAAGGGTATCTTTCCTGGTGGTCAGTCAGATAAGATCATGGAAATTCTGGAGAACAAGGAGACCACAGATTCAATGAAGGAGATGCTTGACCTTGTGATGAACACTCGTCTCGCCTCCATTGTTGGTGATCTTATTCAGTCCGTTGACCTTACGGATCTTAACATAAATTTTGAGGATCCGGAAGAGCTCGCAGAAATCATGAAGAACCCCGGTTCGTATCCTGGAATTCGTCAGGTCATGGAGCGTGCTCAGGAGGCCCTCAAGAGTCGGATTGAATCGGGAAAGATCAATCAGCAGGAGCTCATTCGTGAGATCGAGATGCTCCGTGCAAAGATGACATCAACCTTTGGAAAGTATCTGAATGAAATGGTGATTGGCGAGCAGGGTCCTAAGACTGGAAATACATCAAAACAGATCCTGTCAAATTCTCCCGATGCTCGCCGAGCACGTATGTTGGCTCGTCTACAGAAGAAGCAGCAGGAAAAAGCTCGCAAGTGAAGATAATAGATGAGTTCACAGACCGAGCCTTTTTGGTATTCCGACCCAAGCGTTCTGTTTGGACCGACTACATGGTATAAATTTGTTCCGACCGCAGATATGTCTGTGTCTGCCTCACTTAACTCGGTAGTTCGGTTTTCGATCTATCTTTCAATCTTACTGTTTCTGTCGTCCCTGCATCCGACATACCTTCTCTTTATCCCGGTCGTGATGGGTGTAACAGTCGCTCTGAACAACACCTTTCCCACAGTGAAGAAGGTAAAGGAGGGGTTCGGATCGGGACTTGTTGTTTCATCATATGTGGGTAACCAAAAGAGCTCGCCGACAGATGACAATCCTTTTATGAATCCACTGTTACCGGAAATCAATGATAATCCGAATCGCCCGCCTGCTCATGATGTGACACGGGTTGATATTCGTGATCAGGTGAATCAGTCCTTTGCAAAGACATCAAACATCTACATGGACACGACTGATGTGTTTGATATTGTTCAGTCCCAGCGCAACTTCCACACAGTTCCTACAGATGATCACGCGGGACTACTGAAGTTCCTTGGTAAGAACGCTACTTCTGGTAAGATCTTGTCTGAGGGATATGTTGCTGCAAAAGGAACAGTAGATCTCAAGAAGACCGACGCAGAGTTATATGCAGAGCTTCACCCAGGTGAGAAGAAGATGACTCAGGAAGAGTGGAATGCAAAGTCCTAAAACTTCAGGTAGCTGCGAATTGTTCGGCGCCGACTGCGCAACTTGCGATGGCGTGTGCGCCGCCCACCCTTCTTAGGAACATTTAACTCTTTGAGTATCTCATCACCGGACTCTTTCTGTCCGGAGATTTCCTTCTCGTTACCTGATTTATCAATCATCTTCATCGTTGGGAATCCACTAACGCCTTCGGAATCGGGAACAGCCGAGGCTTCAATCTCTGCAGTTCGGATACCTGCCTTTTTCTTAGCTTCTTCCCACGCAGGCTTGTTCGCCATGCAGTGAGAGCATCCATCCATGAAAAACAACACAAGTAGAGGACGCGTTTTAAGAATCTTCTTAGCTTCCTCTTTCTTGTCTCCACCACGCAGGACGGTCGTAGACATTTATGTAGAGAACTAGAAAATGGCGTCACTGACTTCCCTCCTCAACGCACAAGAGGCTATTGCAAAACCTGCCGCGTTGAAACAGTATGATCAGTACACGACAAGTCTCGCCAAGAATGTCCCTGAAACAGGGTTTCTTGAATTTACTCCGCGCGACGCTGTCACTCAGTCAAAATATGATGCTATGCAAAGCTCATGGCAGGGTGTAGCTTCGTCTGATAAAGCTATCGCTTCAGGAGTTTATTCACTTGACTATGCATCTGCAAATACCCGTGAACTAAGGAAACAGCAGCCCACTTTACCACAGCCCCAGCCCAAACAAGAATCGTGGTGCTCTATTTCCTAAGAGGAAGACAATGAAGTGGGTTCTTCTTGCCCTCGCTATTTTACTGTTTTTTTGGACAATTCGCGAGTCATTCGAAGACAGTGAATTCAAATCAACCACAGAAGGTTCTTCAAAGTTTGGAGTTGCTGGTGTAGGCGTTGCAAAGGGAGTTACACGTCCAAGCATTGATAGCGCTGAATGGAAAAGCAAAGTAGCTGCAGTAGCCCCAATTGGTTCATCTGAATCAGACTACATTGATATTTTGGCTAACTTCTATGACAAGGTATACAACCCCGCAACAACAAAGCCCACTGCTTCTCAGGTAGACTCATTCCTTGCTAGCCCAGATGGAAAAAGGTCTGGTGTGGACAATGCTACGATCAGAACAATTATAATGAATGCATTTCACATTGATTCAGGTATAACAGCAGCGCAGAAGGAACAAAAACAATCAAAGTTCAAACCGTCAGATGCAATTCAACCCAAAGATGGTGTAGACGAGGTTCGCACTCGGGTTGAGAGCGAATACCGGCCATCGGATACACGAATTGGCGATCTTCCTGAGGGTCAGTATGCACCTGTTGAACAGCAAGAGAAACCCAGACATTCGGGTGAGTTTGATGACAATTCAACAAGCTGGCATGGAGGGGCATTTTCAGGTGTGGGTCCTTCGCGGAGCAAAAATGTTCTCTAATGACAATGAAGAAGTGGGGTTGGTTACTCCTAGGATTAGTCGTCATTGTGGTTTTCTTCACACGCGAGGGGTTTCAAAACACAGACAAAATTAAGGGTCCTCCTTATGATGATTCTGATTACGCAAAGATCGTTGCAATGATGGATCCTGCATGGGTTTCTTCACTTGGAGATGCAGAGACTCCTGACGGCAAACGAACCATTGCTGAAAAGGTAACTCCGATCATGGGTCAGTTTCACGCGGATGTCTATCAACCTGCTAAAGATAGTCTGAAGCAATCGGATGTAGATGATTTCCTTATCAAGAATCCCAGTTTATTTGAGGAATCCAGTAAGCGATTTGTGAAGTCATTTCTGATAACATATTTTATTGATCAGCCTCATGGTATTGAAAACGCTCCGATGACAGGTGATCAAATCGCATCTGCAAACTACGCTCAGTCTAGTGGCTACAATGATATCTTAGCGAGTCTCGGACAGGGACCCTCTGGTACTTCAAGTTTAAGCTCAACTCCTGGACCTGCCTCCCCTACAGGGCCCACGGGCGGTGCTGGCGGTGCTGGCGGCGCCACTGGCGGATCAGGCGGTGGGGCTAGTGGACCCCCGAGCGGAGGAGTCAAGAAGTCTAAGAGTGGAAATGGTCAGAAAGTATGGGGACCCAAGTTCACCGGTTTTGGAGACAATAAATGGGGAGATGATCGGGATACACGTCCTTATCCTACACTCTTAGGACCTACTCCCAAACCATCAACAATGGTTGAAGGTGCAGGAATTGTGCGCCAACCAAAGGATGGATCAGGATCTGGATCAGGATCTGGAAACACACCAAGCTCTGCTAGTTTAGGAAGTGATCCAAACAGCCAGTACCTCCCATACAGTCGGGCACCTGGAGATAATGACCTAATTCCCGATCCTTACCGCGTTGCTTCTAACTTTTCTGCAAGTAATGGGTCCATGAAAATGGAACCAGTTCCCTTTTTAACAGATTTCTCAGCATTCATGAAATGAAGACATTCGGACTTAGAAATCAACGCGGAAGCTGTTGGGTAAACGCGACCCTGCAAGCGATCTTCCGTATCCCCGAGATCCAAAACCGCCTTGAAACAGACCATGATCCAAAGAACGCTGTCGAAACTTGTATCCAAGAGATTTGGGCAAGTTCCGGAGACGAAGGACTAAAGCAGTTCTACCAGTGTGTGAAGACAGCTACAATGCCAGCTGGAGATGGCATTGGTGACTCCCATGAACTCTTGGAGTTCATTTGTGACAAGGTTCCGTTTCTTGACAAGCTCTTCAGGTTTAAGATTGGTAATATGGTCAAGTGTAATAACTGTGAATACACTGACATTCGCAGAGACTCTATGATTGAGTTTCCAATCGTTCCGAGCCACCCCAAGCAATCAGTATCAGAGGCTGTTGTTGATGCTACAAGGCCAACTGAGATTCCCGACTGGACATGTGAGAAGTGCAAGCAAAAGGGATGTAAGAAGCAGCTCCTATTTGGTACCTTTCCGCAGATCTTGACATTTCACGTCACCTCTCTCAATACATCTGTTACATATACTAGCAAGTTTGACATCAATGGTCATCAATATTCCTTGTTCGCAATCATCTGCTTCAACGGGGGGCACTGGTGGACACATGGTCGCGATCTTCCACCTGGAAAGCCATGGTTCACATTTGACGATACACATATCACCAACAACGGACCTATGCAGTTCCCTGTGAGCGATAGTATGCGTCTCCTACTTTATTCCCGTATCAATGAATAATAAGAGAATGCTCTCAGCCGAATCAATATTTGGAATCGCCATTGGATTCGTGGCGATCCTTACCATGTTTGTCTTCTTTACGACTTGGTCTGCAGTAGCCGTTGCTGCTCTGTGGGTCATGATTGCAATTATCCTTGTTGTCCTTTGGTATTACGGATTCATCAGCCTAGACACAACCACAAATCAGACTGCTAAACCTGCTCCTGTACCTGCTGCAGCAAATCAGAAGTCGCAGTTAACGGGTGGACAGCAGGTGGGTAGCGAAGTTTTTCACATTGATGACAACCAGTTCACATACGAGGATGCACCAGCTGTTTGTGCTGCATATGGCGCCAAGCTCGCTACGCTCGAACAGATCATTGATGCATACGACCATGGTGCCGAGTGGTGTGGATATGGCTGGTCTGCTGGTGGATTTGCTCTCTATCCTACACAGAAGGCGACATGGCAGTCTCTGCAGGGAGAGGTTGATCAGTCCAAGCGCACTGCATGTGGCCGCCCGGGTATTAACGGTGGTTATTTTGATCCGAATACCAAGTTCGGTGTCAATTGCTATGGATTCAAGCCGATTGGAAAGGCTGAACTGCCACTCCCTCCTCCTGGAGCAGATCCAAATGCATTCAAGAAGGCAGTTGCCGGGTTCAAGGCTATGCTGAACTCGTTCAACCTTACACCTTTTTCGCGCTCTGAGTGGTCTGGTTATGATAGCACAGTTGCTGGTGCGACTGCTAACTATGGTTCGCAATTTCAGCAGAACCTTGGAAAGCTTACAGAGGGGTTTACAGAGGGTGACCCAGCGTTTTCCGAAGCTAATGTGAAATCAGGCGCCTATTCTGCTGGACCGTATGGTCTTCGTGGTGATCTTGGACCACAGGGGCCTCCGGGGCCAACTGGAGCTGATAGCTCAGTACCTGGACCACCAGGGCCTCCAGGTCAACAGGGAAATCCTGGACCACAGGGAACTCCCGGAGCACAGGGAGCAGATAGCACAGTTCCTGGTCCGCAGGGACCTAAAGGGGAACGCGGAGAACGCGGAGAACATGGAGAACCTGGACCGGAAGGACCCACGGGGCCCGCAGGAACTTCACGTATTCCTCCAAATCTTGAATCATCAATTGCTAATTCTGCAAACAAGGTTGCTAATTTACAAACTAAGGTAGATGGCTTCACTGAATTAGCACTCTTTCAGAACAGACCTGTAATGATTAGGGAGATGGATAAGAATGGAGCCTATATTACATTGCCGAAGACATTTCAAATCGCTCGTAAAGTATAAATGACCGAATACGCCATTATAAAGGAAATTACCGAAGTCCCCGCGTCATATAACAATGGGCAGTATACGCGGATTACACTCCCCGTTGGAACAGTTTGTGAAAAAACTGGGACTAGTTCTGTATTTGGAAAACCGACGATTGTTGTTTCCTGTATCATAGGTTCAAACCATTACAGCAATATACAACTATTCAAGGAAAACGAAGGAGAGTATTGGACAGAACAACAAAATCCAACTGGCCATACTTCTGACTCGGACCCTAGTTCACCAGGCGGGCGGCGTAAGACTCGTCGCTCAAAGAAACGTGTACTTTCCAAAAAGTCGAAGAAGACGCGGAATCGTACCTACTCCTCGACCATACGCTAACTCACCACCTTTGTAACACAAATACGGCATCCCGGGAATATGATTGGGTAACTCTGCAGGACACTTTCTATAACAAAGAGTAGCTATATTGTCTATGTGATCACTTCCTCCTCCAGGACCAGGGCAAATACCGCCATGATCCAACCGACCAACTGTTTCGCCACCACGACAGCCTCCGCCTGTCCACTTCCACGGCCATGGTGACCCATGTGTGTCAATTGGATCGCACACGATAGGATTTCTACATGTAAGGCCCCAATTCTCCCAACCAGGTGGACAAGGTTCTAATGCAACCGGTGTTCCAATTCCTATATTTACTGATTTAGCCCAACACACAGGTCCGACTCCACGATATCCATCCCTGCATCTCGTGTAGCACAGCCCTCCGTCGTTCTCCTTGTCTGGGGCACATGTATCTTCGCCCATGATGCTGATATTTGCAATCTCGTGACCACCCATCCATCCTGGGAGTGAAAAATGCTCGCGAGCTTGGACGACCGCGAAAAGAATCACGATTAACACGAGCAGGAGCTCATACATTATTTTCATAGCACATTTTAAGATGGAGATAGTGAAGCCGACGAAATATGACAAGGACACTATGAAAACAACTGCTACAATTCCAGCACAAAAAGTTGGGACTGAAACTTCTTACCCGTTTCAGTGGCTGCTCTTCAAGCCGCAAGCCCACGCAATCCCTGTTTTTGAAACTCAGAAACAAACACGACTAGATAACACTTCTTGGAATAATACGCCTACACATCTGAAGTAAGACCAAGCCAGTTGTAGGCCTCATGGGTGCTCTCCTGGCCGGCAGAATGCTCCCTCACAATCTTAACAATACGCCACCGAACAGCCTCGGGACTACGATGGAGCTCACGAGCAATTTGATCAACAGACAAATCTCCATACCGAAGCAGGTGGACCATACGATCCTCCTCCTTCTTCAACCAACGAGACGCAGTGGGGCGGGAAATCTTAGAACGAGTAGGCATTTTGTATGAGGTTGGTTCCGACTGGTTAAGTCAGTTCCGTTTTCTTGTCGCTGATAGACAAATGGAAGTCGCCATGCTCGTCGGGCTCGCAGCCCTAGGATATTCTCTTGCATCGCAGCCAGCAATTGCGAATGCCGAATCCATTCCCAAGATTAACCCGAAGGAGACGTTTGTGAATCCCAAGGACACTGGTGATGCCACTGACATGTCAATCGAGCAGTCTGAACAGGGCCATTCAAACATGGTCCCCTTTTTCGGTGCGCATCAGACACAGTCAACCTACTCTGGTGCAACAGATGGAACGCTGGATCTGTACACTGGTAAGGGAAAGCACACATTCTTTCGTA